CTTCCGATCTATAAATAGTTGCGGCTTCTACTGTCCCCATTCCTCTGTAGGGATTAACAGGATTAGGCATTTTGAAATGAAGTATCTCGTCTTTGTCAAAAGGAATTTTCTCGCCCTTGCCATTTGTATAAACATAACCGCCGACTATTCCAAAAGGATTATCTTTTGAGTCTGGAACAACAACATCAATCCTGTCGGGTTTTATTAAATAAAGTTCAGTAGGTTTGCGGGTTAGAGCAGTAGGTGGCATGTACCAAAACGACTCCCCTGCTAATTCCATATAGGTCTGATGAAGTTCAAGAAACTGAAATTGCGACTGATCTTCGTTTGGCTTTTTAATTAAGGTGGCGAATGCGTGGTTTTTAATAGGTACTTTACTATCAAGCGTTGCCCTCTCGACACTAAAATCTATCTTTGCAAAATCCTCAGCGATTGCACTAACAATTGTGTAAAGATATCTTTTGTATTCCCCAATCAATTGCGTTCTACTAAGTTGGGAAGATGAAGTTGCCCATGGCAAAGAAAACATTGAAGATGGTGCACCTAAAACGCTTTTTATAGCTCGTTGAAAGATGTTCATATAAAGCCTATGTCGCTAAATCTTATTGTAGCACCTTTGCTATGCACCTCGAAATACATTCGCATCATAAGAGCATCAGCAAAATCAGGCGATCTGCCAAGGTTAAGTTTAATTTCTTCTTTCGGGATTATCTTTAACCTTTGTTCCTTCTCGCTATCTTTCGTCCTGATCTGCTCTAGCTCCTCAATGATTAAATCCCTATAAGTTAAATCTTCTGTTCTAATTCCAATCTTCGCATCATTAACATATTCTGACAAGGTATAGTAGCATTGAGCCCGCATATTCTGATAATTGACTTTAAACTCGGTTTCTTTGACAGTTTGATCGTGCCTCTCAAGCGCAGAAGCCCCACCTACAAAGCCCTTGCACTTTAAATGGTCTACTACCCCGCCCCCAACTCCGTCTTCATCAACCAGCACGTGCGAGATTCTAATTTTGTATTGTTCGGCTAATTGCATAATTGCCCGCTCAACTGCAGTTAAATCGCTCTTTAAAATTACCTTAATGTTAATTACCATGAAGCCTTTCCAGATCATAATTACTGTCTTGTCGGCTCCAAACCTTGCCACATCGCAAGTAAGATAAAACTGGTCTGAATCGACTGGGACATTGGTAAATAAATCGTTAATTTGGTCGAAGTGGAATAGTGAGAGGTCGCTGTCTTCATACTCCCAATTCCCTTCAAGCAATCTTTCCCGCAGGACTCTATCCCTAATCTTTTTAAGAGACGCAATGTATTGCGGCGAAGCGTGAGGATTATCAGTAACTAGGATTCGAACAAACGCCCGATCTTTAGGGAGGTTGCCATCTCTCCAAGGCTTGTAAAAATCAACATAGACCCAATTCTTTGACGGAATACAACTGAGCAGGAGTTTAGGGATAAGATCATGTTCTTCTAATTTATATCTGATACGGGTTTTTAGGACTTCCCTTGCCTTGCTTGTTATCTCTTCTACCTCGTCAATAAACCCGCCTGTATATTCTGTAGAACCGAATCTATCGTAATTTGGGTCAGACGGCATATAAGAAACATCGAGGAGATAGATTTCGCTTTGTCTTTTTAAAAACGTGATAACGCCTTCTTGCCGATTATAGTGAAAATCCCTATTTTGCACAAAATCCCAATCTCTTAATTGTTCTAGGAAAGTAAGAAGTGTGGATTGTTTTAGTCTTTTAAGCTCATTCCTGCCGATAAACCAACGGGTACGCGGCAAAGAATTTGCCATCATTGTTACCCAAGCAGAGCCAAAAAGCGTTTTACCGCCTCCTGCCCCGCCCCCAATTAGCAATTCCTCAGTTACCTTGTCCTGTAGGAGGCTCCACGCTTGATCCTGCTTGAGGGTTGGTTTGAACTGGATTAGTGGCATCTGTTCCTTTAGGAGCTTCAATTACTTTTGGCTCCTGTGGCTTAATGTATTGTATAGGAATTACTTCTAACTTTTCATCGTCACTAGTAAAGTCGTGTTTATCTCTCCAATTAAATCGATTCTTCATGTTAAAAATCCAAGCAATAGTGTTAATGTCTTTCCCATTTATAACTTGAGCATTTTCTCCGCTTCCTATTGTTACGCTAATTCCTAGAGCGGCATATCTTCCCAAACGCTCCCAAAACATCTGGCACTTTAAAAATGCTTCTTCTTTTGCTTCTTTCCAATCCTCGTGAGTCTTTTCCCAATTGTAAAGCGTAGCACGTGAAACATTGATAATTGCCCCAAAGGTTTCATAAGAGAAGCCCTGCTCCATATGCTCAATGAGCTTTAGGCAGTATTCTGGTTTGTAAGTATCTTCTAAGTTAGCCATTCTTTTTTAGGTGTCTAATTTTGCTCATATCTATTATAACCTACTGTCAACCAAACAAAAAAGAGCGACTCTTGCGAGAAGCTCTAGTTTGTTGCTAATCTTGCGATAAGCAAAGAGTAATCTAGCAAAAGTGGAAAGAGTTGTCAACCCTCTTATTTTAATCTCTTGTAAAAAAAGTCTACTGCCTTGCTCTCTGGTCCATGGAAAACAAAGATTTTACTGCCCTGCACTATTTTCCATCTGTCCCCTAGATGGGTCTTTCGGGTAAATACCATTCTTTTTTTTACTTCTTTTTTTGTCAGTTGAGTCATAGTCTCACCCCCTCCTCTTCTCTCCCTTTTATTATAACTCTAATTTAGTAACGCAAATTTGTCTGTGCGAGGAGATTATTTTGTATTTACCTTCAAAAATATAAAGGAATGCATCAATAGCAACTTTTGGTTTTTCTCTCTCTTGGTATTGTTCACCCCAATCATAATCGTCCCAAATTAAAATGCCGCCCTTTTTTAACAATCTCCAAGCAAGCAAAGTGTCTTCAAGTACATCTGGTGCTTGGTGCGAGCCGTCTATGTATATAAAATCAAACTGCCCGACTAAAAATGTCCTTAGAATCTTTTGGGAGGAGCCTACGTGGATTGTAATTTTATCTTTAAATTCTGCTGTGTTTTTTAAAAAGTTTTGATACATTGTCGAAACATCTAGCTTTTGAATCTTATGCTCGCGGCTTCCTTTAAATGTATCGATTACGGTAATGCGGGAAGTAGGCTCGGTTAAAATATGCCCTAAGAGCCAGACTGTCGCCTTTCCCTCAAAGCAACCAATCTCTAAGAAATTTAGATTAGGCTTTTGAGCAAGCTCTCCTAGCCAGATTATCCAATTTGTACCATTTGCTCCAAAAAAGTCTTTAGTGTACATATTTTCCTCTCTGTAAAACAAAGATTAAATTTGAAAGTGTCTTGTGGACTTGATTATAGTCACTTAGGTATTCCTTAATCTCTCGGTCAATTGGGTCTTTTTTATAGGTTAAAAATTCAACAATTATAATTTCAGGCTTATACATTCCCAAAGACTTTAAAGCCTGTATCTCGTAACCTTCTACGTCCACGCTTAAAATATCTATCTCCCAAATTCCTATATCCAAAAATAATTTATCGAGTCTGCGGGTCTTTATTTCAACTGTCCTGCTTGTTTTTCTGTTTGTGAGACTACTTAAATCAGGGGCAGGATCTAAATTAAATAGAGCTTTCTTTTCTTTGTCGGAAATAACAGCTTGAATCACGTTTTTCCTTTGGGCTTTTAGAGTCTTAATTCGCCTCTCATCTCCCTCTATGCAATAAACCTCCCAGCCTAAATCTTCAAACAACTTAGAATTGCTTAGAGCTTGAGGATCACCTGCCCCTACATCAACAAAAATGCCTTTTGGCGGCAAGATTATATTTTCCATAAGCCATTTGTCTTCACCAAATTGAGAGTAGTATTTCATCTTTTTGGTTTATTGCTTTTAGTAAAACCCCGATGTGGCTTGTGATTGAATTTTTTAACTCTTTTGCGTCTTTCTTTTCTGTTCATTTAACCGCCTCGATAAAAAGTTCCGAGTTATAACGTGAGCCCTTCAACCGCTTTATATTATGAAAGCCAACTCCTTTTAACGCTTCTGACAGGCTTTCCTCAGTCCAGCCCCAGCGATGAACATTCTCTGAGTAATTTTGTTCTCCATAAATAAGGTTAATTGTGCCTTTTATTGCCTGTTGATTTTTACTTTGTACTGCTCGAATTAAATCTTTGGCGACTAAATACATATCAGGTACGCTAATTCTTATCCTGCCTCCGACTTGTAAAATGCGGTACCACTCTTTCAGGAAGCGTGGATAGTCCCATTTGCTAATATGCTCAAGGACGCTATGGGCTAAAACTTCCTCAAAGGTATTATCTTCAACGGGAATCATATCTGCTTCGTTCACAAAATCAGGAGTATAAACGGCATTTTCTAACTTGATCTCTTTGCGTACGTCTAAATCAAGCCATTCGTTGTCAATTTTATTCATTGGTCTCGCCCCACTTCCTATATTAAGTTTAGTCTTCATATAATTCCTTCCATTTCTGACGGGTGAGTTCCCTCAAAAGGTATTGCCTCCCCTCCCCCATGAGTTGTTGAAGTAGGATCGCCTTTTTTCCAATTAGTAAAAGTATCCTTAACTTGTAAATGCCGATCTCTTTTTCGATAGTACTCGATTTTATTTTGCACTTCTTTGTCGCTTTTAAGATAGCCGTAATGATAAACATAAACATCACTTAAGACTAAAAAGCCGTCTGTTTTATTTATGTATCTACCCTGAAAATCAACGACTGGCATTTCGTGTCTATCCCAATGGAGAGTTGGATCTTGGAATTTAAAACAACGGAATAGGTGAATGTTCCAATTTGAGCCAATTGCTACTAAATCTTTTCGCTTCCAAAAGTGGTGATGATTAAAAAGCAAAACGCCAATCTCTGGGTGTTCTCTCATTCCCTCTACGAGCTTGTCTAAATCTTCTTTTTTCCAAACCTCATCTGCATCAACAACTAGAATATAATCGAGGTTTTTACTAATAAGATTTAAGGCTCGGTTTCGAAGTTCTGATTTATCAGTAGCCCACCCATACCTATCGTAAATAATTTTGTTGCCATTGGGTTCTTCTTCAATTACCTTTAAAACTTCTTGAGCAGTATTGTCTAGACTTAATCCTTGCGGCGTTGCACTATGATTAAAAAGATTAACAGCTCCTTCGACTACCGCTACCTTTTTAACATTCGGGTGTTTGATAATTGCTCTCAAAGAAGCCCCGATAAATTTTTCTTCATTTAAGGCGATAGTTATGATGCCAATGCGGGGTTCAAAAGAGAAAACATTTTTTACTCTCTCTGAAAGTATCTCAAAATCAAAAGCTCTTGTCCCATTGTTTCTATTATTTTCTTTTAACGCTTGCTTGAGTTTTAGGGTAAGGTCTTTTGGATTGTCCCATTCTGCAAAATACATATTACTGGCTTGTGCAATCTGTTCTATCTCACGAAACGTGGGATATTCGTAACAGACAATAGGCACTCCGCAAGCCAAGCCTTCTGCCGCCCAAAGCCCAAAGCCTTCAAAAATTGCCCCATTTATAACTGCTTTACTTCCTGCAATAAGCTCAAATTTTTCTTTGTCAGATATCCCTCGATAAAATTCAACTTGCTCTGTCATTCCTGCTTCCTCGATCATCTTCTCAGTTTTTAATCCGTCTATGCTTGCGATAACCTTTAATTTAATACCAGCCTCCCTGCAAGCCTCTAAGACGTGTGGGAATCTTTTATGCCCGACTAGACGGGAGATAAAAACAACGTAATCTTCCTGTAGTTGTTGTTCTGTTTGATCTTTTTCGCGTGAATTTATACAAGGATAAATTTCAAACACTTGATCTCTGCGTTTATTGAGCCAATTGTAAATATACTCAGAGGTTGATTTGCACAAGGTGATTATATTTATGTCGGTCTTTTTTAAAAGAGGTACAATCTCGCCCCAACCAGCGTAAGTTCTTCGCCCGATATACTTTTCCATCATTGGAAAGGGGTCAAAGATAATCGCAAAGCTAGGCTTGTTGTATTTTTCTGCCAATCGAGCCGCCGCAATATCTCCTGAAATTGGAGAACCGATGTAAATATCGGCTTTAATATCAAAAGTCTCAAGCTCTTTTGCGTTTTTTACAACCACTTCAATCTTTGGCTGTTGATAAAGTTTAAAGTTATCTTGAAAAACAGGAACTTTGTTAGTGTAAACAGTAACGTCAAAACCTAATTCAACAAGGGCAGTAGCGATAAACCAAGCGTAATATCTGCCCCCTGTGAGATGTCCTACGTCCTCTGTAATAAATGCTACTTTTGCAATCTTCCCTCTGATGTGGCCTAGCTTACTTCTAATCCCTTTGTTAGGATCATCAGGGAGAGTTTTTTCTAGCTGTTGAGCGAAATTTCGAACCAAAAAGCGTTGAAGCGGCCCGATTGATCGCTTGTATACCTTTTCCTGTTTTTCTAAATACTCAACTGCGAGTTGCTCGTACTTTATCATAGTTTTTTTGGACGGGGGAGAAGATCAGTTTGCTGTCTCTCCTCCCCCTAGTTCCTAGCTTCTGCGCGAAAGCTAAGACTTACCTTTCGTAATAAGTTACTCCAAAAACCTGAGTTTCTGGACCATCGACAATTACTGCGGTTATGGTTTCTCCACCACCACAGCCGTTGCGCTGTTGGATTCCAAAGTCATAACCCAAGTTTGGATCAAGCTCGTGAATCGTATAGTCGATCCATTTATCTGCGTTTGGCTTGACTCCGTCAGGATTAGTTCCTGCGCTTGAGTGTTGCCAATGCGGTTGCCCTACTACGCTCCAATAAATTTGGACATTATCACCCTCTGTAATAAAAGCGTTAACAATGGCTTGCTCTCCGCTTCTATTTACATGAGCCCACGCTGGCACTTGCGTAGTATTGCCGTTCGGGCATTGAGGAGCTTGTGGCTC